AGGCAAACTTTACAGGATTAAAATGGGAATTTCGCCCCGGCACGCCCCATCAGGATTACATTAAGGGCATGCCGGCAGTGGAGAATGACATCACAGTCGGAGCGGAATTAGTTGAGTCATGGGTGCGATCTGTGACCAATACTCAACTGTCCGCGGTTCGCATCCGGCTTTTATGGGGGCCGTTACAGGAACAGAAAGAAGACAATGGGGATACGGTCGGCTATGTCATTGACTACGCGATAGATGTGGCGACCGATGGCGGGGCTTATCAGGAAGTTTTGAAAACGGCAGTCGATGGTAAGACGACAACCAAATACCCAAGGTCACACCGCATTGATTTACCGAAAGCGATGACGGGTTGGATGGTTCGTGTTCGTCGCCTGACCCCAAAACAGACCAGCGTCCGAATATTTGACACGATGGTAGTAGAGGCGATCACCGAGGTGATTGATGCCAAGCTGAGTTACCCCGAAACCGCACTACTCTTTGTCCAGTTTGATGCCAAACAGTTCCCCAGAATCCCCCAGATATCCTGTGAGCCGAAGATGCGCATTATCCGCGTTCCGGCCAACTATGACCCGGAGAGCCGCCATTATTCCGGGGTCTGGGACGGGGCATTTAAATGGGCATGGACAGATAATCCGGCGTGGGTACTGTATGACCTGATGATTAATGACCGGTTCAGCATCGGTACACGGGTGAAAGCTGAGAATTTAGCCCTGGCAAAATGGGATTTGTACCGTATCGCCCAATATTGTGATCAGCCCGTGCCTGATGGTAAGGGCGGTCAGGAGCCGAGATTTATCTGTAATGTCTACATCCAGTCGCAAGAAGATGCATGGACAGTTTTACGTGACATTGCCGGTATCTTTCGGGGCATGACGTTCTGGGCGAACAACAACATGAACGCACTGGCTGACATGCCGCGTGATATGGACTACATCTATACCCGTGCTAATGTCCGTGACGGTAAGTTTACTTATGCCAGTGCCAGCGAGAAGACTCATTACAGTACCGCGATGGTGAGCTGGTCAGATCCGCAGAACGGCTATCAGGATGCCATAGAACCTGTCTTCGAAAACCGCCTGATACGCCGATTCGGGGTTAAACAGGCCGATATCACCGCGATTGGCTGTACCCGCCAGAGTGAGGCGATACGGCGCGGGAAATGGGTGCTGCATACCAATGAATATGACCGGATGGTGTCGTTTACGGTGGGATTGGATGGAAAGCTCCCCTTACCCGGTTACATTATCGGGGTGGCGGATGAAATGTTTTCCGGCCGTGTGCTGGGCGGCCGTATCAGTGCGGTGGACGGGCGTAACATTACATTAGACAGGGTATCGTCTGCGAAGGTCGGCGAGCGGTTAATCCTGAACCTGCCTTCTGGTAAAGCGGAAGGGCGGACTATCCAAGCCGTCAATGGGCAGGTGGTTACTGTCACCACGGAATACTCCGAACTACCCGCCACTGAAAATGTCTGGGCCATTGATGCGACGGATTTGGCTGTCCAGCAATTCAGGGTGACCGGCATTAAAGAGGGTGAGGATGGCGTGTCATTCGAGATCACCGCCGTTGAGCATAACCCCGATAAATATGACCACATCGACACCGGCACCCGAATAGACGAGCGCCCCATTTCTGTTATTCCGCCCGGTGTTCAGCCGCCGCCGAAGAATGTCGGTATCAGCAGTTACTCGGTGGTCAGTCAGGGAATTGCGGTCACCACATTACGGGTGACATGGGAAGCGGCTGCCAGTGCGATTGCGTATGAAGCTGAATGGCGACGGGATAACGGCAACTGGATATCCGCGTCCCGAACCTCTACGCAGGGCTTTGAAGTCCCTAATATCTACGCCGGACGCTATCAGGCGAGAGTACGTGCAATAAATGCATCTGAAATTTCCAGTCTCTGGGCGAATGCACCTGAAACCCATTTAAAAGGCAAGGAAGGTAACCCTCCGGCACCACTGGGATTCAGAACAACCCCGATCATCTTCGGTATCCAGCTAGATTGGGGCTTTGCGCCCCAGACGGACGACACGTTAAAAACTGAAATCCAGTACAGCAAGACGAATGACGGCGAAGGCTTAATGTTGCTGGCCGATATTCCCTATCCCCAGCGAACGCACACAATGCAGGGACTGGCGGCAGGTGTTGCGTTCTATTTCCGTGCGCGACTGGTGGACAAGTCCGGTAATCAATCCCCGTGGACGGCGTTCATTCGCGGGGAGTCGTCTTTGGATACGAACTGGATCATTGATGCGGCAGGTAAGGAGTTCCTTTCCAACAAAGCCGGCCAGCGGCTGCAAGAGCAAATGGATTTTAACTCCGAAGCCATCATGGAGAACGCCGCTCTTACTGGTGCTGTTGTTCAGCGACAGTTGAAAGTGAATGGTGATTTTAAGGCAGAGATACTGCACGTTCAGACCACGCAGATTAGCGACCGGGAAGCCTTTGCTGAGGACATGAAGAAGGTACAGGCCGATGTGGGGGAGAATGCGGCGGCGGTGCAGACAAAGGCCACGGCGGTATTTGATATCGACGGGAATGGTTATGCCATTAACTACGTCGGAGCAGGAGTGAAATACAACAACCAGTTCTATAAAGCCGGGATGGTTATCGGGGCTGAGGTGAAAAACGGGGAAGTCAAAACCCAGATAGGCTTTAGTGCAAATAATTTCGTGGTGATGAATCCCGCCAATGGCAAGCTGGAGTCGGTCTTCATGATCAAAGACGGGCAGGTCTTTATCAAGGAAGCCTTTCTCGGTACAGCGGTGATTGATGGCGCGAAAATCAAAAACGCCTCCATTACGATGGCAAAAATAGCGGACGGGATACGTTCGGATAACTGGCCGCAGGGTGGCTGGAATTTACCTAAGAATGGGGCGTTTGAAATGAAAGGTACGGCGGGCGGGGTGCGGATAGCCCTTGATCATACCGGACTGGCGGTCTTTGACGGCGGCGGTACTTTACGGGTTAAGGTGGGGAAAATATAAATGAGTGACAAGATGGGTATCCTGGTACATCCCGGCGACGGGGGCAAACCGTATCATCTGGATTCCGACCGGGCGCAGACATTGAGCCTGATACAGACGATATCCGTGGATTTATACGGTGATTACTATAAATACGGCTGGCAGCAATCACGCCATATCCCGGAGGCGCGGGATTTTAACCTTGTCGTGATGCCGATAAAAACCGTGATGGTCGGGCAAAGGGGCATTGTTTCTGCCGTTGTCGACCTCAGAATTGAGAATATCCGGATGGACGGGGAGTACCTGCGTTTTGACTACAGTGATAGCCCCTTTGGACAAATGAGCGATAATTTTGAACCTTATTTTGATAATGAAAAACATTTCTATATTCAGGTCTGTGGCTACCCCAAGCGCACGGACTCATTCGGCATCCAGTTGGCCGGCATGAATGGGATTTCAGTTCTGGCAGACCAGAATCGGTTGGGTTATTGCGTTTACCGGGGAAAGGTGTCGCTGGGGAAAAACGGGCAATGGCGCGTGCCTGATTCTATTCCCAACAGAAACCAGTGTCTGGTATTTGCCCGTACGGAAACGTCTGGCGCGGCCATCGGTATGACGCACGATAAGGTGATTGTGAACAATGATGTCGCCTGTGAGGTGCATGTGGTCATTTTCTCCAGTGGCTTCCCGCTGCAATCCCCGGATTGGGGCGTGGCAATTTATAACGGCTCGGGGCGCATGACCTATTCCTCCTATTACACCCCGTTTTTTATGGGCGAAATGATACCGGTGAGAAAAGGAAGTGGTTCAGCCTCAAATATAGCTAAACCGATGGTTCAGGTTAATCAGCTTGCCAAGCTGGTGGAGAGTAAAGGTCGGGGATATTTCTGGTTTTTTGATTCAGGCTTTTCCTTTTCGGGCAATGCCATCTGGGTGAGCCATGTGGGTAAGGCGGATTCAGAGTATTTTCAACGGGACTGGTTTAGTTATAGACCTATCGACTACGACATCTACGCCATTAATTTCGACGACTACTTCTAACCTTTCAGGATAAACAAACATGATCTACTCAGACGGCACAACTCATCTCGTGTCAGGCTCGGCTATTGTCCGGGGAACGGGCACTAAATGGAAAAGTAATATTAACGGCATTGCCGCAGGCCAGATTATCTCCATTCAATCCGGCAATACGGTGATTCAGAATGTCATCCGGTCGGTGAATTCAGACACGGAACTGGTGCTGGCCTTTGCGCCCTCAGTCAACCTTAACAATGCAAACTATGTTATCTCAACCACTGTTCCCGATACGGTTTCCGATGGTGTCCGGCATATATGCGCCATTAACGCCTATATCATCCTGTTCCTGCAAAACATGGACAGGTGGATGAGTGAAAACGGCAAGGTTGACGTGGAGATGCCGAACGGCCAGAAAGTCACGCTGGACTCCATCCGGGCATTGCAGGCGGCGATGGAGGGAAAACTGGATGAAAGTCAGGTCGTACAGGTTTCCGGGGATTCGACTAAGCAGGTGATGAGTCAGTATATAACAACTCAATTAATCGTTGAGCGGGCAGTAAAATCAGATGCAGTCATGAGAGATTTCTCCAATGGTGGCATTCAGTCGATGAAATCCGAATTATTGTGTGAACAGGATTTTACAACAAAAACGGGAATTTGGGTGCAGCCAGAGCAACCACAGGCATGGGGAATGATTATAAAAAATGGTCGGGCGGTTCTGTCATACAAGAAAGATAACATATGGAAAGGGGAACTTAATCATCCTGAGGTCAGTGGCACACTATGGTGCACAGGCAACGCCGACTTTGACGGCAACGGTTTTCTCAAGAAAACCTCCCCCATCATCCAAATCCACCCCGATGGCCACTTCATCACCAACGACGAATCCGAAGGTGCGACAGTCACTAAACTCGGCCTTGGCCACTACAAAATATCGGGTATCCTTGGCTATAACGCTGACGGTGCATGGGGTGTTCATGGCGGTATCAGCGTCCCTCGTGACGTCAATGGCAATGAGTTAGTGTATGTCGATGATAAAGTGCTGCCGGATGGGGCTATTGAAATCAGGGTGACTCACCGACAGAACGCGCATATGCCCGCCCGATTGCAGAACAGGCGCATCAAGTCACAGGATGAG